AAATACCCATGACCTTGAAAAGGATATGCGAGACGAAATCAAAAGACTAAGGGAAGAAATCAATCGTGACAGGTAAACTACGAACCATTGCCGGCCCAATGTATGCAGGCAAGACATCTGAACTACTGCGCACCATATTATGGGAGCAGCATTGTGGTAATAAGGTGTTAGTGCTCAAGCCCAACATCGATAATCGTTACAGCACAGACCATATTGAAACACATAACCGCTTGAGTTTTCCGTGTTTTGCCATGGATGACTGGGACCAGGCACTTGACAAATACAACTTTAAGCCATATAATTACCATACAGTGTTCCTGGACGAAGTTCAGTTCATGAACACCAAACAGACAGTTGAAGTCGTCACCAATATGTTAGTAGATGGTGTTAATGTGGTAGCTGCTGGTCTTGATCAAGACAGCCGCGGTGTACCATTTGAAACTACCGCAATGCTTCTCGCACTGAGCGATGAGGTTACAAAGATACAGGCAATCTGCACAGTCACAGGCAAGCCAGCAACCAAAACACAACGTCTTGTCGAAGACGGAGATCGAGTCGCTGTTGGCAGCGTGGGCATGTATGAACCAAGATGCCTTGAACATTGGATACCAAGATGAGTGAAGAAATTGACTTGAGCGCACACCAGTTAGTATACGTACCACACAACGCACTCGAGACGCCCGTGCCTCCATTTCCTGAAGGCAACAGCGCATACCGCATGGCGATCAGCCGTCACATGAAACAACTCACGGAACAATACCGTGGTATTGGATTGGCTGCTAATCAGATCAATCTCAACGCCGCAGTGCATGTGCAGATGATTCAGCAGGACATGATTACCATGTTTAATCCACAGGTCATGGAAATCAGCGAAGATCAAGTACTCATGAGCGAGGGCTGTCTGAGTGATCCTGGATTATATCTCAAGGTCAAACGACCTGATATGGTCAAAGTTCGTTGGGAAGACGAAGCTGGAGAGCTTGATGAAGCCGTGCTGTTCGGCATGGACGCAAGGGTATTTTTACATGAATACGACCATTTGCAAGGTATTCTGTTTACAGATCGTGTTGGCAATGTTAAGCTGAAGGCAGCTCGCAAAAAACAAGCCAAACTGATGAATCGTGCTGCTGACCGCATCATAGCGAGTATGTCATGATAGACGATAATTATGTTATTGACGGTATAAGATTCCAGGATGATGAAAATCCCGAGGTGCTATACTGTGGGCCAAATAGCCCAGTTGATGCTCTAGACAAAGGCATAACTTACGATGACATTGTTCGTGCCACTATTAGATTCCTCATTGATGAAGAAGGCTTTTCACCAGAATCATTTCTCATAAAAAGAGATAATTCAGACGAAAAAAAGAATATGTTGGTTAAGGTTGAATTTATCAATGACGGCATAACGATGGCAAAAATTAAAGGGTTAATTGAATAAATATGGTAAGTGAAATTCGATATACAGAAATTTTTTACTCGCTGCAAGGTGAGGGTCGGTTCGTGGGTGTTCCAAGTATTTTTTTTAGGACGTTCGGGTGTAATTTCAGATGCAAGTCATTTGGACTACCACGTGGCCTCGAGGTGGGACGATACAACCCAGAGGTAGAGAAATTGATACAGGCTGGCGTCCACGAATCGACTGAGAAGTTTGAGGATCTGCCGCTAGTGCACACAGGTTGCGACACTTACGCAAGCATCTATCCTGAGTTTAAGCATCTCAATCAAACAGCTGAAATAGCCGATTTGCCAGAACGCCTTTTGGAAAAAGTACCTAATCAACGCTGGACACAACCAAATGGGCAAGACATTCATCTGATCTTTACAGGTGGTGAACCACTATTGGCTTGGCAAAATCTCTATCCTGATTTACTTGAGCAGTCAAGGATGCGTGATTTGCAAAACATCACGTTTGAAACCAATACCACACAAATGCTCAAAGAACCACTGTATAATTACCTAGACAACTATCATCGTCATTTCCATGTTACATTCAGTTGTTCGCCCAAGCTAAGTGTCAGTGGTGAATCTTGGGAGCAAGCTATTCAGCCTGAAATAGCACGTCAGTATATTAGCTTGCCTAATGTTCAACTTTACCTCAAGTTTGTTGTGGCTGATCGCCAGGACGTTGAAGAAGTTAGACAAGCTGTTGATGAATACAAGCAAGTTCTTAAACGTGACGTACCTGTCTACTTGATGCCATTGGGCGGAAGAAGTGAAGAATATCAGCTCAGTGTGCAAGACGTCGCTGATCTAGCAATGGAACAAGGATGGCGTTTTACACCTCGCTTGCACATTGATCTGTTTGGTAATGCGTGGGGCACATGAGCGAAGACGTTGAAATAGGCAGCAACCCACTGCCACTAGATGTTCAAGAAAAACTGGGCGAATTTTTGGACTGGCTTGATAAGTATTATGAAGCGGACCAAGGAAGTACCGCATTGTATTGGCAATTGTCACATACACTCGCACCCAGGATCAAGCCCCGTGCCCAAGAAGATACAGACCGAAGCCCACTATGACCGAGCTATGTCAAGGTTAGAAGAGCTCGTAGTGGGTGGATGTGATAATCGAGACAAGATCAAAGAACTCAAAAAAGCTATCAACCAGTATGAAAAACAGCATTGCCCAGAACGACGAGCGCGCCGAAAGAAAAAACGTAAGGTGGCGGGTTCTCACGCGGGTAACAAAAGCTGAGTACGACATGGCCGCCGCCAGTGACTGGTTACAAAAATTTTTACAAGAAGAAATTGATAATGAAGTTGTAACCTATATTACAACAAAAGGAACCAAATGACATACACATTCACATCGGAGAGCGTAAGCCGTGGACACCCTGACAAAGTTGCAGATCAAATTAGTGATGCTTTACTCGATGCAGCGCTCGAAGCGGGCGACGAAACAACTCGCTGTGCGATCGAAACTCTCGTTACAACAAATATGGTCACCCTTGCTGGGGAAGTCAAAAACTTCAATCTCAGCAAAATGGAGGTTGAACAAATCGTACGGGATACGGCCAGGTCTATTGGATATCGAGATGGCGGGGGGTTCGACTGGGCCACGCTTCGCATATACAACGAACTACACTCACAATCCTCAGATATTGGATTGGGCACGGATGACTTTGGAGCAGGAGATCAAGGCCTCATGTTCGGTTACGCAAGCAATGAGAACTCTGAGTTTATGCCCACCCCCATCTACCTCGCACACCAGCTTCTCAAGGAATTGGATGGAAGAAGGCTGTCCGGAGATGACTTTCTCCTTCCAGATGCTAAAAGCCAGGTCACAGTCGAATACGAAGGGAACAAGCCTAAAAGAATTGCAAGCGTGGTGTGCAGCCACCAACACACCAGTGGTAACATCGATGCAGTCCGTACGGCCATCAGGGAAACCGCTTTCGAAACGTTCAGAGATCTACTTGACGGGGATACGCAATGGCACATCAACCCGACAGGAAACTTCGTAATCGGTGGCCCGGATGGAGACGCAGGACTAACAGGTCGCAAGATCATTGTAGACACTTACGGAGGCTGGGCGCCACATGGCGGCGGAGCATTCAGCGGCAAAGACCCCACAAAGGTTGACCGCAGTGCTGCATACGCCGCTCGTTGGCTGGCGAAGAATGTTGTCGCAGATGACATGGCTGACTGGTGTCAGATCCAGCTCAGCTATGCTATCGGGGTCAAAGAGCCAGTGAGCATCTATGTTGATTCAAACGGACATAATCGCAGTATCGAACGATTCATCCGCAACGAGATTGACCTCACACCCAAGGGTATCATCGACCGCTTTGACCTTTTCAATTTCCACAAGTATGCAGATAACTGTGTCTACGGACATTTTGGCGACAAAGACGTACCATGGGAAAAAATAGGCTGGGAGAATAACAATGTTTAAATGGTGGAAACGCTGGAGGGCTGGCAAGATCGAGGACGAAATCCTTCGTGAAAAAACGTTGGCCAATATCGATAATGAGCCTTGGGTTAAGGTCGTTTCCGTACAGTTTGAAGATCCTGAACGACCAACAACCGGTTTCTTTGAACTAGACTGGAACAAGAAATTTGTCGAAAAACTGTCAGACGCAGGCTATAGCGGTCGCACAGACGAAGATATTGTTGACATGTGGTTCAATGATATCTGCCGCGGCGCTGCGGGGATTGAACCAGAATGAGCGACCACAGACACTGGCGGATTGTGCATACCTTTACCCAACGCTATCATGGCTGGGACGGCACTGACTATGATCGGTTCGACGCCCGCATAGGAACCTTCGACATACTGGAACATCTTGACACATTGGAGAGACAAGTGTATCGTGATCGAGAATACACCATGGCCAATGAGATGTTGGAGGCTATCCATGACCGACAAGGAAATCATCGCTGATCTGCAAGCTGACCTGCTTATCGCTCGCAAGACTGTTCTAAAGGCGCTTGCCAGGGACAATGCACAAGAATACTTTGATGCTCGCGAGAAGGTACAGGAAATCGAAACCATGATTAAACTGGCCCGATGAAATACAAAACAGGATATTATGTGCCTGATTACAAACATCGGGTTCGATATAATTTTATGTCTGAAACTAAGCGTGGTCTGATTGATCGACCAAATGCAGTCAAACGTCGCAATGCAGCTATGAAATGGTGTGATGAACAAGGTATTGATTTCATATGGGATGCAGGCGAAGTCTTGTGGCGGTTTCGGTTCCGTACTGAAGAAGATGCGTTGCTCTTCAAACTAGCATGGGGCGTATGATGTCTGGATTTGAACCTTACCCTCCTAAACCAATACCATCTGGCATGCAAGACTGGGGTGACGAAACCCTAATCAAGCATACAAGAGATCAAGGCTATAACTATTTTGTCGTCTACAACAATCCCAGGATAGGTTATAATCGCGTTAGCGAAATTGAACGACGCAATATCGCGGTAGAATGGTTAAAAGAAAATGAAATTGAGTTTACCTGGGTAGGTGGACGAAGCGCATTTGAGTTTGCATTTCAGTCTGAAGAAGACGCGGTGCTATTTAAGATGGCATGGGGATGTTGACATCTCTAACAATCAATGCTAGATTGAAACAAATAAGGATACCTCATGAAAAAGTTTTTGAAATATTTTGGACTCACTCTTCTTGCGCTAATTGTTTTCAGCATTGCAGTGCCAAAAGACGATGCTCCAATTGTCGACATTCAGCCTGAATCAGAAACGCTTTCTGATTCAGAAACAGATACATTGCTTTCCGAAGCAACAAACTTATGCGAACGACTCGTAGTCAATGCTGCTATCAGTGCTGGCGCTCGTGCTAGTTTGATGACGCTAGAAATGGGCAATGCTGAGCGAGTGAACAGAGACAACATTTTTGTTCCGTTCAGTCTCCAAATCGAGAACGTTGGCTTCATAGAACCAATGTCAGGATCATGCGAGTTTCACGAAGCTTCGACCGGCGAGCTACTCATAGCTGATTTGAATTTGACGCTTGAAGAAATTATTTTCGAGTAGATCGGTTCACAGCCTTTTTGTGATCCTTGATATTTCTGACCGCCTTCGTCATACCACTTATTGGCTTAGGCGGTCTTTTCGTGGCCGGGAGGGCACTGTTCTTTTTCAAGTCTTTTTCACGCATCGACTTTCCTATATCCTTTGAAGTCACGGCCTTCCTTGAACGCCTTCCATATACCACCATATGATATATTGTTCTCGCGGCACCAAGTCCTGAGTCCAGTCACTTCGAATGTTCTGCCTGTATTTACGTCAAGTATGGTAATCTGTTTGGCATTGTGCGGCATACAACCCTTTTCAAAACCATAGCCGTTGAAACCACGCTGCAACGCTGCCTCGCTCATCTTTTGTCTTGTTTTAGATGAAAATGTCCGACCTTTGAGCGCTGCTGATGTTTTTGCTTTGGACTCTGCCGAACGTCTTTTACCTGTGTTCTTGGCTACACGTTTTGCAATGGTGTCAGCGCTTTGCGGACCGCGCTCAATATTGCGGCGCCCAATTTCACGACGCTGCTCTTCAGTCCATATCTGCTTGCCCTTGTTCCAGGGAACACGACCCTTGCCAGCCTCGCCGATACGTTGGCGGACTTCAGCAGACTGTCGACCACCATCACCACACTCTTCTTTGAGGTTGGCCCATCCGTCGCTCTCAACGATATCCCAGAGCTCAGTATAGTACAAACCTTGCTCACGTACCTCAGTTTTATCTTGACATTCGCAAAGAATTTCAGTATCGTAGTCATAACCGTGTTTCTCTAGATGCGCGCGCCAATATACGCCACTCCCGTGGTAAGTATGTGGGTCTTGACTTGTGTAACCGAGATATTTCAGTCCAGTTGTTCTGTGTGTCTTGACATATAAGTAAAGCATGTGTTATCCTAAGTTGATGCGGCAAACATATTTATAAGGAAATCCATGACCTACATCTTGGTAGATGCCCAGAATCTTTTCCACCGCGCCCGTCATGTGGTGCGTGGTGATGACATCGAAACGAAGATTGGCATGGCGATGCATATCATCTTCTCCAGCGTGAGCAAGTGTTGGAGAGATTTTGACGGCGGCCACGTCGTCTTCTGCTTCGATTCAAAGTCATGGCGTCGCGACTATTACGCACCCTATAAGGCCCAGAGGCGTGAACAGAGGGCGGCTGCTACACCTGCTCAACAAGAAGAAGACACACAGTTTTTTGCCGCCTTCGATGCATTCAAGGACTTCTTACATGAAAAAACAAATGTCACTGTCTTACAGGCTCAAGGCTGCGAGGCTGATGACTTCATTGCGCGTTGGATTCAGACACACCCTGACGACGAACATGTCATTGTTTCAAGCGACAGCGACTTTTATCAACTCATCAGCCCTAAAGTGTCGCAGTATAACGGTATCACCAACCAACATATCACTATGGAAGGGATCTTCAACGATAGGGGTAAACCCGTGGTTGATAAGAAGAGCGGCGAGCCAAAGCGAATCGGCGATCCAGAGTGGCTTCTATTCGAAAAATGCATCCGTGGTGACACAAGTGACAACATCTTTTCCGCGTTTCCGGGTGCACGTAAGAAAGGTACCAAAAATAAAGTAGGTATGACCGAGGCATTCGAAGACCGCCACAAAAAAGGATACAACTGGAACAACTTTCTCCTACAAACTTGGACGGACCATGAAGGTGTTGAACATAGAGTTCTTGATGATTACAATCGCAATAAAACGTTGATTGATTTGACGGCACAGCCCGACGAAATCAAAACTATTCTCGATGAAGCTATCGTTGAGGCGGTGCAAGCTGAGCACAAGAAGCAGGTAGGTATCCACTTTATGAGATTTTGTGGTGCTCATGACCTTGTTCGCGTCGGCCAGCAGGCTGACAGCCATTCAAGATACCTAGGAGCAAGCTATGCCCAAAGAGCGAGCGGTTGAAGTAATCGCAGACAAGCTGTGGATCACATACGATTCTGACGGCAACAAGACTGGTACTATGCGTCCATCCAATGATGGCGACTGGTTTGTGCAGTATTTTACTGATGGTTCAAAGCTCGCTCATGATAGCGACGATGCTGACCAGTTTTTTGATTTTGAAGGTAAGCCTGAACCCAGCAGTTGGCACCAAGAGCATGTCTACGGTTATCCAGTGCCCAAGATTGAAACGTTCAAGATACAAGAACGTGAAAACCTGCCTTGCTTTACCAAAACACCTACCAGCAAGGTTTACTTTGCTGCTGGTTACTACGGCATCAACTTTGAGAACGGCGGATGGATGGATGCACTCTGTCCAAAACTAGCGACTCTGCGCAAATACGAATACATCGGACCGTTCAAGACACCCACCGACGCACAGATAGCTATCAAGAGAAAGCAAAGAAACTATGAGTAAAGA